AGCAGTACCGAGATACTGGTTCAATGGGATCTCATTAGCAGCAGTACCAATGTCGTGTTGAGTGACAATAGGTACTTTAGATAGCCCATTTTCAGTTACTTGGATAAGACCAGTGCCTTTAGCAGTCAGGTCTAAATTAACGTTGGTATCATCACCAGTAGCTGAAAGTGTTGGACCGTTACCAGTGGCAGCATTAGTAACCGTCAGCTCGTTAACAGCAGAAGCTGTTTCGGAAAACTTAAGAAGCTCAAGTGTGCCATCACCGATAGACTGACCATTAACATCCAACATCCCACCAAGTTGTGGTGTAGTATCTGAAACTAGATCAGCAGAAGCTGCTGCCCAAGTGTTATCACCACGCAGGAAGTTACCAGAACCCGGTGTACCAGTTGCCGACAGTTCAGCAATACCAATGGCATCATCTGCCATTTTAGCGTTAGTGATTGTGTCGTTATCGATAGTCCAAGTACCGCCATTACTAGACACAGTAATGTCGCCCTTATCACCATCAATCACACCATCAATTTTGCTCCAGGCACCACCGACATAACCTTCAAACTCATCACGAGTAGTGTTGTAACGGAAGTAACCATTATTAGGTGAACCGTCACGTTGAGCGTCTGTACCAAGAGGAATGATGGCAGAACCAGTCTGTGCTGTCTTAGTTACAGCATTACTAGCTGCTGCATCAATGTCAACAAAACCAGTTTGCTGATTAACTTCAAACGTATCACCAACCTTGAACGTACCACGGTGATCCGTAATAGCAGCCCAGATCTTACCGTTGTTTAGTTCGGTAAGTTGTTTGGTGTCATCAGGTACACCACCGTTCTCAGGCAGTGCAGTATAATCAGTACCACTGCCAACGTACTCCATCGTGTGACCGCTAGAGGCGATCATTGAACGAAGGAAGAAACTGACAGCAGAACCGCTATTTACAGTACCGTCAAGACCAAGGTTACTGTTACGGTCATTAGGATCAGGACGGCTGATTGTTACATCCCATCCAGCGCCATTAGCAACAGCACTAAGGATTGGGTAGGTGTTACCGCCGATGTCCACAAGCATGTTGTCCTGGGGACGTGTTGCGTTACCATGCCAAGGCAGAGGTGTTGCAGTACGTGCGGTTGGTGTACCGATAGTAAACGTAGCACTACCGTCGCTTGCAGTTACAGTTGTAGTAGCAGTAAAGATAGCGTACGGAGAACGTCCGTCAGCAATCAATGAATGACTACCAAAGTCAGTAGTAGAAGCAGCGAGGTTAGCTTGACCACCATTCTTTGTCTTTAGATGGAAGTGGTTAAAGAATGAATAGGAGCTAGTTGCCTGACAGTAACCGTTGTTGGTAACAAAGATACCAGGACCATCAAGTGCAGTATGGGTGTAACTATCACACACCATCGACCGCAGTGGGCTAGACGAATCAACAGTAGAACCATCGATAAGAATACCACCACCAGACGGAGCAGAATCAAGGTCACCAGCAGCGCCTTCACCAGGCGTATGCGGTATAAAGGTTACGTTGTTGATCTGGCTATCAGAGAAGTTAGTACAGTTTTGGATGTACGGAGACTTCTTAATTGTTGCACCAGAACGGAACGCAAAGTTCCAACCTTGGTTAGTAGGAAGACCGTAGGTAGAGTCAGTATCAAGGCTGTTACCGCCACGAGTACCGCTAGCCTTCATACCAGTCAAGGTCAAGCCATAGATATATGTACCGCTATTGACTTCGAACATGGTAGACAGTTCGTTAGCCTCTGGCACATCTACGCTATATCCAGCCTGATCAGCAGCAGGGATAGCAGGGTGAACGATGCAGTTTCTTAGGGACTGACCAACAATAGCGACATCATTTTTATGAATCGAGATTGGGAACGTCTCACCGTAAATACCCGGTGCAACCAATACAATACTGCCGTCACCATCAGGATCAGCGTTAATGTCATCAATAGCTGCTTTAATGGTACGCTTAGGGTTACTAATACGGTGACCAGCCAAGGTGTCATCACCATTAACAGAGTCAACGTAGATAACCTTAGTAAGCTCAGTAAAGGCACCACCAGAAGCAACAGCTACCCAAGCACTGCCGTTCCAAATAGAAAGGGTTTTGTCTACGTCATTTTGCAGCCACGTCTTACCTACTTCCCAGTCGGTTCCTGTGGGTGTAGCGATCTGCACAAGGGTGTCAAATCGCTTAGCAGCAGCATAAGTCGTAGGGATGCGACTATCACTATCCCAAGAAGGAGACCCAGCATTCTGCTCAGCATACGTGACAATATCTTCATTTTTGATACGGTCAAGGTCAACAGAGTTAGCACCAATGCCAATGGTTACCTGACCACCAGCAGCAGACTTAGTAAGACCGGTACTATCAATGAGGATGTCCCCTTCAATAGCAGTATCAATCTTACTATCTACTCGGTTGTCAGAAGCAAGTGTAGTGGGTACACGATCATCATCGCTAACCCACGTCTCTGTACTTTCAATAGTTTCAGTTGCTTCGTCTTGGAACCGCTGATCCATAGCAGCGGTGGTAGCAATCTGAGTATCAGAGCTTACCCACGTTTCGTCACTATGGATTGTATTTGTTTCGTTATCCCAGGTGTAATTACTAATCTCCTGCACCGTGTAAAGGGTTTGCAGGAAGTCATCGTTTAGGTCTTGTGCACGGATGGCAGAACCTGCGAAAAACTCGTTCCGCAGGGTGTTGATGTCCGTATCTCTAAAAATCCTTACATTATCTGTACCAGTTGGAGGTGCAGTAGTAAACGTAATCTCAGTTAGAGTTGAAAACGTGTAATCAGTGTCTTGAGTTTGTAAGGTGCCTCCGACAGAAACTTTGACGTCGGATTCCTCTAAATATTCAAATGGAATTGTAAAGGTGACGTCAGATCCGTCACCGTTGTAAAATACTTCAGTTGTAGCCATTACACATTTTAATGTTTTAGGTTACGGGTGGTTATTTGTTAGTCATAGTTTGAACGTCAAACCTGGGAGGTTGTCCCATTTTTTGGTCTACGATATTACGACCAGCTTGGTAAATACGTGCGTTAAGTTCATCTTGCATCTCTTGAGGCAATTGTTGTTCAGCCAGTTTTTTAGCTTCACGAGCAGCAGCATCAATGTTGATGTAAAGGTTATCGAAAATCTTTTCGTCAATTTCCTCACCGTCTTTCAAACGCAACCCATGGATAGTATCACGCCACTCATCGGCATTATAAATGCCCATCCAATAAGCAATACGCTCTCGAAAATAACCAGTCTTACCCATGATTTCAAACAGCTTTTTCTGTTCGTCAGCTGTATATTTAACACCATTTTCAGCAACGTTAAACACAGGTCGAGTGTCGTACTCAATCTTTGCCAAGAAGTCAGCTTCTGGACGATCACGACCTTCAAACACTTTCATAGGCATAACAGCGTTCCAAGCTCGGAGATACGGGTTTTCTGTATACCCAACCTTGTCACCATAAAGCCAATCATTTAGTTCAGGCAACGCACCTTCAGGGTCCAAAACATCAGCAACACCATTTTTGTTACGAATGTGCTGACCAAGTTCGTTTTCAACAATACGTAAAGCTGGGTTAATAACCCGACCAATATCACGGCGTACACCATGAAGCGGTGCCATAGGACTCAGGAAGTTACCAGCCCAACGGGTTTGAGCACCTGCGTCACCACGCATCACATCAAACATAGGTTCAAGACCAGCAAACATATCACGGCTAGTCAAAGCGGCAGCAAGTACAAACGTTGCTTTGTTAAGGAACAAATCAGGTTCAGAGATGCTAGTAAAGTTATCCATGACGTCAACAGTAAATGCCATCCAGTCACCGAGTGGACCAAGCCAGTCGTAGCTGTGCCAGTTACCATCGTCATCCATAAAGGTTTTCTTTTGGTAGTTCTGCGCCTCAACACGTACACGTTGACGGTTAGGGTCAAAGTGACCGTTACCGCGGATTCTGCCAGCTTGCCACATACCAAAGGCAGTCATAATGGCAGCTGTACCAATAGCTTTCTTACCACGAATCTCTGCACGTAGACCGTCAAACTCAGCTTGAGTTGGTTTTAGACCACGTGGTACCATAAGCTTTTCTAGCTCTTCAGCTGTAAAGTCACGCATCTTAGTGGTGCCTACAATTTTTTTGTAGTCATCCATAAAAATGGTAACTGGGCTGTAAGTACCAAAAGTAGAAACAACGTTAGCACTGGTCTTAGGAAACAACACAAACGGCTTCATCCAAGGGTTAGCTTTGATGAGATTAGTAAAAGCACGAACACGAGGAGTATCGAGGTTCAATGCAATTTCACTAGTTGCGTAGTCTACGTAGTCGTTTTTGATAAGACCCTTTGTATCAAACATAGAGTCGTAGTATTCCTTAGCTTTAGCTTGGAATGCTTCCTTAGTAGGCTTTATACCTTCGTCAATAAAGTCGTCATATGCCAGCATCCGTGCACGACCGTTAGCCATGACAGCACGCGTAAATCCGTCAAACGCAGACATAACATTAGCACCAAATCGCAGTATAGGATTGTTGCCAAGTGCGTCAAGAGTTTCTGCAATTTCTAAAAGAGCGGCGGGACCATCTTCACCACGTTTTGATGCAGCGTCAGCATATGACCTGAGAAGCTCAAAGTTCTCTAGGTTACGTGTGACAAGATCATCACGTACCATATAACTTACACTGTTGGGATCCTTAGATGCCATGGTAAACACCTTACCCATGTGCTTGGTTCCTTTGATAAAGGAATCCATAATAGCACTATACGTAACAAAACCACGTTTTAGCTGACGCATATCAAGACCAATAGCTGCACCGCCAAGGTGTGCCACAGGTTTTGCAATCATACCACCAGTGTTACCCATAATCGCCTTTACAGGAGTAGAGGCAGAAGTCAGGATAGAGTTGTAGTAGTTGGAATACAGACCTTGTACAATAACGTTGGGGATGTCAGGACGCTTATCGTATACAGCTTTTTGAATAGCAGGTAGGCTTTCTTTAATATACTCGTTGAGTTTAGCCATGGTGTTGATGTCGCCATCAGAAAACTCATAAGCCAAACGTAGCGGATCAAAGAACTCAGGACGTTCTTCAGCAACAGCTCGCAGTGTTTGTGTAAAAGCTAGTGCTTCATCTGCAGATTCTTGAGCAAGATCTTCTGCTGATTTAGCAGCTTCACGCGCTGCTTCTTGAATAGCTTCATAAGACCTGGGGTTACGCTTCCAAGTATTAAGGAAGTTAAGCTTTTGACCACGCATCTTTTTAGCCAAACCAGTCTCCATAACGAGATAAGTCAAGCGGTCAAAGATACGGTCTTGCGCCTGCTTAACAGCAAGAGTACCCTCCATATTACGTGCCTGTTCAGCAATGTCAGAAACCTGACCAGCTAAGGAAGTTGTAAGATATGCACGAGCTTTATCAGCATCAAGGTTAACATACTCATCAAGGTATTTCTTAATAGCTTTCATACCAGCGTTAAGACCTTCATCGTTCAATACTCTGACATTTTTACCAAGACGTGTATACTCTTCTGTAAACTCACCCAACATAAGCTTGAGCCAACCAGGATCAGCTTGTGGGTCAGTAAGCAGTTCAGCAAGCCGGGTACCAGCCGCATCAATCTGCTCAAAACCAATCTTAGCACCATCCGGCAGGAAAGCATCATAAGATCCAGCTTTACGGATCTGCTCTTGTACAGCTTCTACAATAGTACGCTTAGGCAGTTGATCTGCTTCTAAGCCATATTTAAGAGCTGCTTCCGATACCATGCTACGCAGTCTACCGTGTACGGTACCCACGTTGTCTTGGATACGCACCTGGTCCACAGCAGCGCCTACAACCCCCATGTCGTCGGCTGTACGTACGCCAACCTCATCAGGATGGAAAACGTCGTGTACGCCCTTTGTAGCCTCCTCTGGGTTAGCGTTCTTAGATAGAGCCAGTTCACCAATTTCATCCAAAGCCTGCTCTGTTTTAGCAGCAGCAGCCTCCATGTTTTCCATGAACTCTTGTGGATTAGTTTCCTCAGCTCTAGCAAATGCTTTAGCTGCAGACTCGTTTTCAAACACGTAGTCAGTTACGCTACGTGTGCCACGAATAGCACGGAACAGCTTAATGCCAGCTTCCAAGAAACTAGAGGTAAAACCCATCATGACACCTTCGTTGCGGTTTTTTTCAGCCCACACTTCAGGTGACTCACCATCAAGGGTAGCCCAGTCACTGGGAATATACTTACCAACTGCTTTCCATTCTTTTTTTAGAAAGCCAGCAAAGTTGTCGTCTAGTTGGTTGGTCTTAGCAGTAGAGTCAACATATGCACCAATACCAGTATCGATGCCCAAGTCAAGCATCCATTTCAATGCTCGGTTTGTTTTAGGAGTACGTGTAGCTAACGGGCTTTTAGCAGCAATGTTTGCGCTAACACCTTTAACTGACCCTTTAAGTCCCAAGAATGGTAAGATTAGACCACTAATACCACGAATGCTTTTGGCAATCTCGTTTTCGTATTGTGGTTGCTTACGGAAATTTACACCAGGTAGTTTATTTACTTCATCAACTAGGTAGTCGTTAATACCAGCAGCTGGAGCACTCAAGATGTCCATTGTGGCATCGAAAAACCCATCGTCTTCATTAAGACCACTTTCAGATCTAGGATCTTTTGCATACATCTCTGTACGCATACGTTCCTGCTCATCCAGGTTAGCCTGTTGTTCTTCAGTAAACGTTGGTTTGATTTCTGCAGGTTCTTCGTCTTCTACTTTGATGTCAGGATATGCTTCAGACAAAGCCTCAGTAATACCTTCAACATCAAAGTCGTCAACTACTTCTTCAGACGGAAGTATTGACTCAACAACTTCATCTTCTACCGGCACTTCTAAGTCCGGCATTGAAATCTCTTTTAAGGGATCGTAGTTCATTCTGCGCGGCTCCTCATCATTTCTTCACGGGCAGACAACAGCGCAGCAGCTGCACGAGCGCGAGTTACGCTTGCTTTGTTAACACCGTCTTGATAGTAGCTACGACCGTTACGGTATTCAATAGATGCAAATTCCATAGCCAGTTGATCGATAGCTAACTCAATATTATTACTGCTGCCTTGCAGATATTGAGCAATAGCTTCACGACCAGGTTTAGTCAGTAGAGTAGCTAGGAACATTCTATCTTGGTTTTCAGGAGTAAACTTGGCATCAGGTGGTAGACCAGCACGAGCTGCTGCTACCTCAGGTTCCAAGAATTGATAGGCACCAACAGCAGCAGAGGCACGACCATCGCCTAGTTTTTGACGTTGGAAGTTTACAAGCTCAGTGTTGATAACCATGTTTGTAAGATCAGGGTATTCTTCAGATGGGAACATAGAATTGTAACCACCTTCACCTGAACGTACTAATTCACCCAAACCTCTAACACCTGGTGATGTAGTTTGCACACTACCAGCCATACTACCACGTACCGGCATAGCAGAACCCGGTCCTGCTGGACGATACTTAGCTAAGTTAGTATAAGTAGAACCTCCAAGCTGCAATAGATCTTTCATATACTGACGCCTACCTCGTGCATTCAAACGACGCACAACAGCAGGAGGTTGTACTGATTTCAGGTCTTCTGGTTTAAGATGACCATGACCAACAGCAGCGGCTAACGCCAGTTGGATGGGATTAGTGATCACGACTTTACCTACTTGTTCATTTATCAGTTTTGCTTTGTACTCTAGATTTGGATCAATACGACCAGTAGTTTGGAACAATTGAACAGCAGCTGCAGCTTCTTCACTATTGTACATCAGTGCTGGGTTAGCTACTACAGCGTTAAGAATACCAGATTGTGTCTTAGCCTCAGTCGCCAAAGTATTTACATTAGCACGAACAGCTTGATCCGCCTTAGCCTCTTCAGGCTGTGGATAGTTAGGCATGTTGCCGTTCTTTGGATCAACATAATAATCATGTGCAGGGTCAATTTTATCTTTGTTCCATTGAGACAAGACAAACTCTTCAGCCTGCTTAGCAATTGCTAGATCAGTTAGTTTTTGACCTTCAGGACGTTGGGCGTTAGTATCTTTGATACGTGCAAATTCTTGGTCGTAAACACGTTGATAGTGAGCATTTGCACCTCTAGTCATAAACTTCATTTGACCTTGAGGATCAACTAGAGCTGAGTGAGTACCCTTGATAGCTGCTTCAATTTGACCAGAACTAAACTTATATTCGTCAGACTGTGTACGTTCTTCCTGCTTAGCAACCTTTTCACCGTACTCAGCTCGGATAGTTGGGTTTTGCATAGCTTCCATTTTAGAAGTAGCTTGACCCGTAGCCAAAGCAATATCTACTTGTTTACGATATTCATTAAGATCTTCACCTTCTACAGAAGACAGCCGCATTGACTGGCTAACAAGTCCTTGCAATTCAGATACAGACACACCAATCTCACCACCTTTAAGGGCAAGCATTTGGTTAAACTCTACGTAGTCAGCAGTCGTACATTGACCGCTTTCCTGACAGTCAGAGATAAACGTAGTAACACCAAACTTAAGGTCTTCCGTATCTGCTTTACGTTTGTTGCCAAGATACTTACGACGTTCATCACGATACTCACGCATCATAATACGAGCTTGAGCAGGTGCACGTTGCATCATAGTTTGACCATCTTCAAACGTAGCTTTTGTAAGGAACTCACCTAGGTTAAACTCAGCACCGTTTGCAGCGGTGGTTTTTACTGCTTTACGCAACCGGTCAAAAAATGCTAAGTTGGTATCTGTATACCCAATACCTTTTTCATCAGGCATTGACTCGGCAGCCTTTTTCATTTCTGCCAAAGCCATCAAGTTACCATTACCAAACTCTTCCCACATCGTGTTAAACTCGCTAGTAAAACGTCGTTTACCATCAGCTGCACGATATGTACGTGTATGCTCACGTTGCAACTTAGCGTCGGTTGTAAAACCAATAGCCATTTCCTTTTGAATCAAGTCATTGTTGGTATTAGCCAGCAACTCATGACCCATAAAAGCAGTACGTAGGTGTGACATCACCTGTTTAAACTGGAAATCAGGAAGCTCAGAATCGTTGATACGTACCTCAACCATACCACCTTGACCATCTTCTACCATGATAGTAGATGTATTGGTTTCTAGTTGAGTCGTCATCCAATCAGGATAGACGTTAGTAAACATATGCTTGGCAAGCTTACGCTTTAGAGAAATCTCACCGTGGTTAGAGAAGTTAAGGATACCACGTGGTATGTCATAACTATCTGTTGCTTTTGCTGCATCTGCAGCTGCACCATCAAGAATCAGTTTCTTATCTTTTTCATTTTGCTCAATAGCAAGAATCTCACCGTTTGGTGGAATCAAACCTTGCTCTAGCATTTGATAATATTGATCGTCAGCACGTGCCATTTGAATAGCAACGTCAATCTCCTGAGCTTGGCTAAGAGTTTGCATAGCCTTAGGCAGCAACTCAGATAGCTGGCCAAGGCGGTCAGTAAATGAATACTCTTGTTTTTGCGGGTCGCTGCGATATAAAGCTTCCGCATTCAACTTACCACTTTGAGCCATATTGGCAAAGCTCTGTTGAATGATCGAAAGGTTTTGTGAAAGAGATGGGTTAGGATCAGGAAGCTGGAGTGGATCGAACTCTTGAGATCGAGCAGCTGACTGAAACTGAACCTCTGAAAGTTCTGGTAGTTTCATTCGTTATCCCGTAGGATTATGCGTAATAATAATTGTTAGTTGTACCACCCCTGCCTTTAGTAAACACAGAGTTAGGGTTAAACGCCGAATCAAAGCTCTTATACATTGACAAACCGGACTGAACACCACCCATGATCTTCATAGCAGTGTTAAAGAAACCACCGCCGCCGCTGCCACCACTATAACGTGTGTAAGCTGGAGTGTAGCCACTAGCTGCCATTTCCATCAATGGACCGCCATCCATAATAGGTGCGATAGTATTCATGTTAGCTTGGCGGAGAGCACCACCAATGCCACCAAGGTCACGTCCGTATTGACGTTGAGCACTGGCAATGCTTTGCACAAACTCTGCTTGGTTGCGGCCGTAGTCACCCAATGTTTTGATAGCTTTAGCTCTGTCTGCACTTTTCCCGTAGGTTTCTGTAGCAGCAGCATAGCCTTCAGCTTCCAACAGTTGACGCATAAGACCTTCCTTTTGGAAAGCAAATGCCATCATCTGTTCACCAAATTTAGCTTGTTCAGTTTGATAGGATGCGTTTGCGGCTGCAAAGTTTTCTTCAAACTGTTTATTAACTTGTTGTACTTTTCGTTCGTAAGCACGCTGCCGATAGGCATTCATGATCTCAGTCTTACGACGAGATAATACATTGCCGTACGCAGCAGCGCCAATTTCACTAGAACGATCTTTAATTGGTGGGGTAGGTTTCGTGCCAAACATCGACGCGACACCTTGGACAATACCTAGTCCAGCACCGATTGCTCCAATCATAATGGTTTAGTCCAATAAAATTCTTTTAGATCTGAGTTGACATACCAGTCAGGATGCCATCGTCGCCACCTAGAAAACGTTCTGTATTGTTTATCTGGGTCAGCACTTGTACAATCTATAAAGATCGTATCTCCTGCTGGTATCAGCCAACGCAACCTAAGGACTTCATAAAACCCACGGGGGATTGTGGTGAAGCCCTCAGTGCCAGTCATCTGCTTGTGCATCGATCGGCGGTGTCGGTTTCGTTTTTCATGATACCAGTCGTTTATCTGTCGTCTTGATTTACCTACACCAAAACCTACTTTCCACACCACAGTACCATCAGGCACGTCTTGCCAGGGTTCTAAGAACACCTTACATATGTGCTTACCTATTTTAATTGTAGATGTCAGACATCTGCGGCGTGGTCTGTAAGTCATGAACGGCGGTAAAATCGACGGTTGTAGTTACCCTCCCATACCAAGTTAAGCAGGCTGATTGGGAAAGGAGTATCTCCAAGGATAGTAATTTTCAAGTTATCGTTACGTTGATATATCGGCACATCATGTACAGCAGATGCAGAAAGGTTGACGTTGTTCAATACATACGTATTAGGCAACGTAACATTTACCACATTGTCCCAACGGTCTCTACCTGTAATGTCCACCTTATAAGTGACAGGACCACTAAGACCTGTAGACACCTTAATACGGTGCAGGATCAGGTCTGCGGTATGGTCAGAGATAGATCTACTACCTTCAGTTTGAGTAGCATAGAACACAGGTAGTTCGAGGGTCATATCGTACACGTATCCTATCACAAGGTCACGCCCACGGAAGTCACCATCGAGAGTAAATGTATTAGTACCGCTTATATCAGCATTTTCTTTATAGATTACTGAACCTTCTGACTCACTGCTAGCAGAAATGGTGTCGCCAATATATGTACCAATAGCTACAACAGCAAGTTTCTTACCAGTGATATGATCAAATGGTAGTGTTACTGTTGTCTCATTAGTTGAATCGTCATAAGTTCTATACGGGTTAATGCTGAACATATCAAGACACACATCTGTTTTCTCACCCGTAGGTAGAGTTAGATAGCCAGATTCACTAGCTTGTGTCAAGTCATATGATGTCAAATAGACGTTAGTACCAGAGCTTGTAACAGCATAGAACGTAGTTTTATCAAAGAACTGCAACCGCAGGTCTCCAGTCAGTTTCCATTTATACCAAGTTTGGATACGATCCTCGCCTTGAATAAAGAAACGGTGTTGGTAAATAGTATCTGACCCTGACTGTCCTAAAGAGGTGATCGACATAGCAGGCGAGGCTACCATGCTATCAATAGTACTTGGGATGTATTCAGGAACGTTTGCAGTAGCTTCATCAATCGATGCAGCAGCCTCTTTCTGGATGTTTAACATCAAGAACAACTTACTGTATAGATTAGATTTACTAATAAATGCTTGGGTTACACCGACTGCAACAGCATCAATAGATGGGTCACATTCGTAAGTACTGAGAGTATTGATCTTAGTAGTTGTTGGGCTAAGAACGTCAGCGTCCGTAGACAACAGGAACTGTTCGTTAGGACCAAATAACATAAGACCCACGCTAGTAGCTAGGGTATAGTTTAGAGTAACAGGACGAATCGAAGTTGCCTGAAGGTCGATAGGATCGTCAGCAGCAACAACCTGTGAGCTGTTAGCAAAGAAGTTAAAGTAATCACCAGCACGGCTCATGATCACAGCTTCACCAGACAACAACCCAAGACGGTTGCGGTAAAAGAACATGTTAGTGATCTTTTTACCAATAAAGCTAGGGATAGGGTTAGTGTTTTCATCACCAACAAGCCGATCCACAAATGTCATCGGCTCGTATTTAAAAGAACCGTTAGCCTGACGAATGAGCTGGTGAGGCATGGTTGTCTCATCAATCTCAAACTCAAGCCCAGGACCAATGGTTTCTTCCCAAACACCTACACCTTGAGCAGCATTGTTATCAGTCTTAAACTCTACATAAATGTCGTCTGCATTGACCTCATCACTGTTTGTGATTTGGACAATGTATCCATTATGACACTGGTTAGGCAGCCGTGCAGCTACATCAATTTTACCTTGGAACGCATAGATACCCTCCTCTTGTGAAGAACCTGAAGTCTCAATAGTAAAAGCAGAGGTACCAATAATATGGATACCAGGTCCAATAGCTGTAGCTGTAAAACCGGACATACCGTTAATACTGCTTGCTAGGCTGGACGCAATAGTACCAGCGTCTAGTACTGCACCAGTCACACTCTGGGGAGTTGTTTCGGTTTGATCCGTACCGTCAATGGTAACAGTGTAGTTAGCGTTGTAAGCAATAGTCTTAATAACAACAAACGCTTCATTAGGCACAGCAGGTGAAGTGGTAGTCTTCATAGCCGTTACCTTGTTTTTGTTCAAAACAAATGTAAAGTCGTTAATCGTGAGTAGTTCAATATCCTCAGGATTAGCGTCTTTCAGGTATGCAGTGCTAGGGATGTTAGATGAACCAATAGCACACGCTGTGACCTCAGCGTCATACAAAGTTTTCTTAGCAGCTTCATCATCTAATGCAGTTGTTGAATACGCAGTCTCTGCAGTATTCATATCATTGGTAGCAGTGGTTAACTGACCAGAGGTGTATGCAGCTGCAATAGTTTTTTCTACTTCATATACACGATAACCATCACGTTTAAACCAAGGATAGTCATCTGTACGATCGTTGCCTAACGCATAGTTTGCAGGCATCGCTACGCCTTTGGCGATAGAACCTACATTTGTTCCGTTGTCTTTAATAATACGTTGACCATTATCAATACGCTCAAGTACACCAGAGTTAAGAGTTTCTTCGTAGTAACCGTTTTTATATGTAACGTCTACATCGAAAAGGTTTTCTTTAGTTGCTACTTGACCGTCATTGGTTTTACTGAACGTAGCTTGTGCAGCATGTAGATCAGACAGTTCTGTTTCTGATGTATTAAGTGCAGTTTGATAGTTATCTAAATCTGATTTAAGATTAGTGATATTACAACCACTAGGCTGTCCAGTAGCAGCAGTGGTACCCATGTCCACAGCACGAGGCTGTCCATCAATTAGACTCCAAATACGAAACTGCCCATCGGTGGTATCATATTGACAGACATATTTTTCATTGTCATCCCGAAGGATTGGAAACCAACGTCCTCGGGCTGTTGCATCATACAGTTCTGCTTCAAATTTACCACCGGGTCTCTTAAGCAAACCTAGTGCATAGTCGGGAAAGACGTTGGATGCCTCCTTAACCTGACCAGGAAACTTTAGTTTATCTGGCTGCTGGGATACACCCAGTAACAGGTTAGGAATCCTTTGGGAAATTGTACTCATCGTGCAAGTGCGTTATACGGTTGATAGTTATTGTAATAGTTTTCACCGTCACGCCACCCGAAGATGCTGTAGTCACCTTGTTGGCAATCATATTCGATTGCAGTGGCACGGGTCATTAATTCTTGTTCTTGCAGTAGTCCAACGAGTTGTGACTCGCCAACTGTTTTAATAGCAGCCATACGTGCAGCACGTGCTACAATGTAATTTTGAATAGCTGCCGGTACCTCATCAAACTCATAAAGCCAGGTAATATCTACCTTTAGATCTTTAGTAAATTTGTAGGTGTGGTGAAGTCGGTCGTAGAGTTTTTTTCCACGGCGTACTACATCAAAGTCAGAACGATTAACTTCAAAGTTGGTATCGATTTGCAAAGCATTAGTAGGATACAGAATCTCTTGAGTAGTAGAGTCTGGCTTCATGGTGTATGAACGTTCAGTGTTGAACATCCAACCCTCACTTTGCACTTGCTTATTTACTTCACGTAGTGTCGTAAGTACGATAGCAACTTCAGGGTTTTGAAGATCTAGCGTGGTGACAGGTGCCTGTCCCACGGAGCTTAGCATTTGGTTTACAGCATCCAGTTCGGTGGACGCAGCATGAGTGACAGGCATAGTAGTAATAGATAAAAAAAAGGGGCACCCGAAGGTACCCCCAAATAGATCAGAATGCAGCAGGCTTGGTAGCGGTACCGGCAAACAGTTCCACGCAAGCAGCGGGGTTCAGGTAGTCAGCGCCCATGGCGAGACGACCCAGAATCACGTCGCCCTGATAGATCACGGAAACGTCACCACTGGTAACTTGGACTTGAGGACCGATGGCTTCCACGCAAGCGGCGCCTTCCTTCTGGAAGATCAGACCGCAGCTGTTAGCAAATTCAGTTTCTTCACCGTACTCGTTGTTGATACCGGTAACATCGTTAGCGGCATCTTCAACAGCAGGAGACACGAACGAACCGGTGTTACCAGGATCGGTAGTACCGGGGTTGGTCGCAGAACCAGTACCAAACTTGGTACCGTACTGGCTGAAGAACGGAATGTTCATCGACTTGAAGATCTTGATACCGGCGATTTCGACGATACCTTGACCCTTTTGACGTGCAGTACCCTGCTCGTCACGGTTAATCAGACCGTTCTCACCGACCTGTTGGATCAGTGCATAGTACTGGCGGGGGTTAAGAACGCCCACACGCCCTTCCTGGCTGATGCCTTTCTCATCCATTGCAGCAGCAGCATCGTAGAATGCGTTAACCAGTGCAGTAGCGGAGTAAGCATCGGAAGCGTTGGTGGTAGTACCGACGCGGACCTGAGTACCACCAGGCTCAACAAAGCTAGCCTTGGTGATAGGAGATGCAGCACGTGCACCGCGAGTCAGAGCACGGAAGATCAGACGGTCATACTTCTCAGCGAGAGCATAGCCGATCTTACGAGAGATCTCAGCACGCAGGTCGTAGTGAGCAAGAGTCTCGTCAAGGTCGTATACGAACGCGCTGGAGATCAGCAGGTCGTCAACCGTGACGGTCTTCTCAGCCACCGGAGGTGCACCGTCGCTGTTGCCAAGGATGGCGTTACCAGGAGTATGGTACTCAGCGGTCGTGCGACCGGTGTAGATGAACTGCATAGACTTACCGTTGGTAAGAGTACGCTTCATCACAAGGTCACGAGCAATTGCATTGTACTCGAAACCTTTGAACATCTCACCGCTAAAAAGCTTGAGATACAAAGCACGGGCGTCACCCGTGGAATTAGACTGACCAGGACGAGTCAGGCTCGTGGTCAGAGTAGAAGATTGATGTGCCATTATACAGGAGTAAGATTAAAATAGACTTGCTCCCAAACGTTTGGAAATTTTTTGTTAAAAATGTTGTGGTCTATCCCACCGTCTAGACGGTCAGAGGTATCGGCGTACCGGCTCCAACCAATGCAAGGGAGGTCCGACTCTGAGGTGCCTCCCAAGCTGTTTACAGAAGGTCTTTAAGACACTTCTTTTGTTTACGACATTCAGGTTTCTTATCACCGCAATGTCCGCAACGTTTGAACGTTACCTCTGCACCAGCAGGCACTGGGGTATACGGGACAGGAGTTGCTTTAGCAGCTTTAGATTGATGCTTACTGGGCATAGTGAGGATTGCGATAGTCAACACCGCGATAACGGAGCGTCTCTACATGGTAGCGAGCAGCGCGGCGTTGATTGTTTTTGATGAAACGAATGAGGTTGATAGACATAGTTCGTACTGAGGTAAACCTGACCCCCGTTCCATGGTCAGGCAGTATGCGTCCCGAAGGATGAACGTACGAATAATTAACCGATTGCTGGTGCAGTCAGTGCAACCGGTGCGGACTCGGCAGCAGCCAAGTCCAGTGGGAAGTTGTGAGCATTACGCTCGTGCATAACTTCCATACCGAGACCAGCTCGGTTGAGGATGTCTGCCCAGGTGTTAATAACACGACCATCAGCGGATTGAATGGACTGGTTAAAGTTAAAGCCATTCAAGTTAAACGCCATAGTAGACACACCAAGAGCAGCAAACCAGATCCCCACAACAGGCCAGGCAGCCAGGAAGAAGTGGAGACTGCGAGAATTATTAAAGCTAGCGTATTGAAAGATGAGACGCCCAAAGTAACCATGAGCAGCGACGATGTTATACGTCTCCTCTTCTTGCCCGAACTTATACCCATAGTTCTGGCTAACATCTTCAGTCGTTTCACGGACCAAGCTAGAAGTAACAAGGGAACCGTGCATAGCTGAAAACAGAGAACCACCAAAAACGCCAGCGACCCCAAGCATATGGAAGGGATGCATAAGAATGTTGTGCTCAGCTTGGAAGACAAACATGTAGTTGAATGTTCCCGAGATGCCCAACGGCATTCCATCAGAGAAACTGCCCTGTCCAAATGGGTAGACAAGGAATACAGCTGTTGCGGCAGCGACTGGTGCAGAATATGCGACAAAGATCCAGGGCCTCATTCCTAGTCGATAACTAAGTTCCCATTCACGTCCCATGTAAGAGAAGACGCCAATGAGAAAGTGGAAGACGACAAGTTGGTACGGTCCTCCGTTGTAGAGCCACTCATCGAGTGAAGCGGCTTCCCAGATTGGGTAAAGATGTAGCCCGATTGCGTTACTTGAGGGAACGACTGCTCCTGAGATGATGTTGTTTCCATAGAGTAGAGATCCGGCAACGGGTTCACGAATGCCATCGATGTCCACAGGGGGAGCAGCGATGAATGCAACCAAAAAGCAGACGGTTGCGGTCAGTAGGGTTGGGATCATAAGAGTCCCGAACCAGCCAACATAAAGTCGGTTGTTAGTAGAGGTTACCCAAGAACAAAATTCTTCCCAGGCAGACCTACGTTGTTGTTGAGAAAGTACAGCGGTCATTAAAAGTGCAGAGATTTGTTATACAGGGTATGTATTTGAGCACTTTAATGAGCCCTCCCAAGGCTCACATCCAGTGGAGGGCTTGGGATATAATCAGAGCTTGTACTTCAGACCGACTTTAGTACCATAAGAATTGGTGTCGTCGGACACAAAAGAGATCTCGCCATAAACGTCGAGACGGCGGGTAGCGGCAACAGAGCCGAACACCTTGCCAGTGAGTTTAGTTTCAGCTTCACCGTCATCAGGGGAGAAGACGGTAGGACCAGCTTGCACACCCCAAGAGGTGAGACCATTACCATCTTCATAACCAAGATGGAAATCAGTAGCCATGCCCTGATAGTTGGAACCGTTAAAACCGGAGTTGTTTTCGACGTTCACATACGGACCTGCCAGTGCGGGAGCAGCGGCGAGGAGGGTTGCGGGGAGGATAGCGAGGAATTTCATTAAATAAAAGTTAGGATTTTTTAGCAGTTTTAGCGGAGCGTTTGAAGTTAGCAGCCGTGGGCGCTCCTTTAGACCCAGGCTTTCTCATTTTTTCACCAGACCCGGCAGCGATGCGCTTGCGTTTGGCATGGATGTTTGCATACAAACCAGGTTTTTGTTTAGCCATTTAACATTTCCATTTACGTATTGGCAGGCGTTGGGATTTAGCCAATACCTGAATAAAGTCCGATGGAGTCAAAACGTGTACTACTTTTTTTTGCCGCCATTTTTTTTGCTACCCTTTTTTACAGGTGGGCGACCTTTTTGGGAACCATAAGTTCCAGGACCATAAGGCATTACCATACTCCAGGAATAAGTTGACCAGTCACAGCATACGAACCAATCGCAGCCATCACGCCGAGCATGGCAAGCCTGCCATTGAGACGCTCGGCGCGTTCGTTGTGGGGGATAGAGTTTTCGTCGATGTACATAGGTGGTTCTTTAGCGTAAATGTTAGTGCGTCCACCGTCTTCAATAACAGTAGACATCAGAAGTTAAGACTAGGTGAGTTGGCAAGTTTTTCCATAACCTCTTGCCGGTAGGCAGGGTCACGGTCATAACGAGGGTCGTTCATATCACGTACGACTTCCGCTTGACTACGATAACCACCAGTTGCCTGAGCAGGTTTACCTTGAATCATGTTGTTTTCGTAGCCCACGTTGTCTTTGTATTGTGATTGGAGACCCAGCAAAGCAAGGTTAATAGCAGCAACGTCACCAGTTTCGATCACGTTGTCAAACGCTTCAACAGTAGCAGCGTCAAGATTTTCAGCAGCCCATGCAGTCATCTGTTGGTACTGCTCTTGACCGCCTACACTGTTGTAGATACCTGAAACTTCATCGTCAGATAGTTCACGTCCTTGTGGAGTGTCATCAGAATCTAGTGTAGATTGATACCTAAAATACGCATCGACCAGATCCTTACTATCCATGGCAGAAAGTTTCTCCAGCGACTCTGCGCTGAGTTCACCACTGCTTGACATCTCAGTGTCAATGCTGTCAAAGAGTTCAAGGGTGGCATCGGTTTCTGCCTCAGGTTCAGAAGTTTCTTCCTGCTCTTGAGTGGGTTCGGCTTGCTGATCATTTGATCCGAGTTTTTGTTGCAGCTCAATGTAAGCTTTTTCTAGATCCTGTGCACTTTTATATTTACCTGCAAGCAGGTTGCTCTGTGCATCTTCCATTGCCTGACCGACAGCAAGGGTTTCGGCGTCCCGTTCTTCAGCAATCTGAATTGCTTGGGGATCGTTACTAGGATCGTAGGTTAGTAGTTCAGCCATAAATTATTCAGGTGAAAGTGCCTCCGCCATCATGGCTTCAGCGTTTGGATTTTTAGTGGGATCTAACATAGGCGCCTTCATCATCTGAGGTGCCTGCTGTAGAGCCATCATCTCTTGCTCTTGTTGAGCAGCAGCTTCAGCTTCAGCTTGTTGATCATCCATACTCTTGACAAGGTTGAGAACATCAATACCTTGTGCAGCAGCCAGACGCTTGATAGCTTCGTCAGCATTGATGAACTTCATCATAGCATCAGGTCCAAGTGTCTGTGCAATCGTTGTGATAAACGCAGTCAACGATTCACGATCTTGACCACGACCCAAGGCATTGATACCAGCCACGATAGTAGGCTTGATCAAATCCTTAGGATACTTGGGCAGCTGACCAGAGCGGGACAGTACCAAAAGTTTACGGTTGAGATAGGGGACTAAGAACTCAACGGTCAGCAGACTGAACAGTCCACCAAGTTGTTGTTCCAGTTCTAGTTGTGTAAGTCGTACCTCTTCAGCTGTGGTGCGTTCAGATTGACGCACGTTCAACACAAGGAACGCCTCAAGCAGACGTCGTTCAAGAGTCTGCATCATCTGCAAAGCCGTTGAAAAGTCAGCAGTTTTACCCACTTGGATAACACCGATGTCTTCAGGACGACCTTGGACGATAGCTCCGTTGCCAGCCTGAGCAATTGTCTGAGGCTTAGTCATGGAGCTAGGGCTGACAACAAACACCACCTTAGCAGCGCTTGCAGAGCCTTCTACCATAGCTTGTGACAGTGCGTTGAGTGACTTGAAATCACCAAGGAACTCTTCTACGCGACCGCGACCGTAATTCTCACCATCCACCGAATTGAATCTCAGTACCAACCAGGGGTTAGCATCTTTAGGGGACTTACCATCGGTGTTCGGAATGACTTTATCGAAAGCTTCCTGGTGCCAGACCCAACGATTGTTGTCTAGCTTGACGTGAGTATAGATCTCAACGTCCTGTGTGTTGGAACCCATGCTAACTGATTCTTTAGCTTTGAGTTCTTGGAACTCCTGAGGCAGGAGCTGTTTGTTAATTAGTTCTTTGGTTACGATCTCAATTATGTTACCGTTACCATCACGTTCTACAACATACCGGTTGAGTGGGTAGTGCTTGATCCCATCCTTACCCATAAATAACAGGGCGTTACCACCGACCACAAGATGCTTGATAGCTTGGTGTACAGCAACACGATCACCAGATGCGGCAATCGAATCCATCACCATACGCTCCATCTTTGCAAAGCTTAGGTCAAGTTCAGATCGAATCTCAGCAGGCAGTTCGGTGCCTAGCTTGGAGTCATCCATCTGAAGTTTAAAGAAGGCAGTCTGCGGCGGCAGCAACGCTAGCATCAGTTTAGATGCCAGGGTCACTACCGCTTTACTGCCTACGCTTTGCCAGGGTTGGCGTAGATTCTTGTATGTAGGTCGGATCTCATCACGTTGGATAAGATACGGAAGGGTCAGTTCAGAGCACTCAACTGCAATGTCTAGAAAATGATTACGGTAGCTGGTTAGATGATCATACCTACTACGTGCGTGCATTAGCCTAGGTTAGTTGAAGATCCTTGTTGACTCATAGCGATACGGAGTCGATCCATACCGCGTTGTCCAGAACCGCGTTTCTTTTTCTTACGGCTCTTGATAGTGGTGGGGTCTTTTGCCATTGTTGCCAAGTTAGCCTGCATGGTTTGTTCCATTGCAGAAGCTTGTGCCTCGTTTTGTGCTTGAATTTGTGCCAGGCGCTGCTGGTTAGCAGACTCCCTTGCTCTCATGTCAGCTTCGTAACGACGTGCATCTTCTTGTGCACGACGCTCGGCTTCACGACGTGCTTGTTCTTCACGACGACGTGCTCGTTCGGCTTCTCGTCTGGCGCGTCCGCCATCTCCGCTACTCATAATTCTTCGTTGTCAATACGTGAGTTAATCCAGTCCACAACACTACGCTGACCTGCTTGATACATAATCGTTTGGATGTTTGTATCTGGACCGGGATTGGTCAGCCGAAATCTATCCTCTAGTTCAGAGACTAGAGCGTCCACAGTCAAGCCAATGTTAAGCGTACTGTGGGAGGTTTGTATTTGCATGTTCAAAGAAAGCAGGCATACGAGCTGCACGGGTGGCAGACAGTTCGGGCGCTTTGCCCTCATACATTAGGCGATCACTAGAATCGACCCAAAATTTTTTGTCCAAATATTTATCGGATGCACCAACCTTGAGGGGTTGCATGACCCAGTTGATTGTAGCCTTCCTCAATTTATCCAAGGACGGCGAGATCTCAAGCCCCAGCTCTTTGCATACGAGAGAGTTGCACGCCACGTGGATTTGTTCGTCTCGTGAGATGTCCGCTGAGACTGTTCGCATACCAGAATCACCGTTAAAACGAAAGAAGGGTAATAGAACAAAGAAAATCGCACGTTCGGCAACCATTGCTTTGGTGATCGTGTGATCAGGATGCTCAATCCACGCTTTTTGCAACGCCAGTGCTTCCTTTTCAGCTTTGGAATTAGTGCCGTAAGAGTTGGCAATGTAACCCAAAGCCACGTCGTGGTTTTCTTCGTCTTTGACGTTTGTTTCGAGGAGCGTGCGAGCCGCAGCAGGGACATTCTTTTCTAGAGCATCAGTAATAAAGTCTCCGACAGGAAGTTCCATGTGTCGGAGTGCGAGAGCACGGAAGATTGTTTCCTCCGCACCCTCTTTGCAGACACCAGCTGTAGTTTGTACTGGTGTCCACTTGCGCTTACGCGCCATTAGTTTTTCATAAGGGTTCATTCTTGACAGTCACATTCGAGTTCTTCATTTAGTAGGTCTGCAAGATACTCATCGACGTCCTCTTGAAGTGCTGCGTAAACGTCAGACTTATCTTGAGTGTCGCCCATGACCTGCAAACTGTAGTAAAGGGAGGTCTGAGGAGATTCCAACCACTCTTCGATAAAGGCTTCGTCATATGTGACGACATCACTCCAACTGTTGAAGCTATACCCGTGAAGAAGTCCCGTACGGTTGAACAACCGCATGATGCCATCAGCAACACGCTTGTAATTGTTCCAACCGACTTCACTAGCGATTTCTACATCGCCATAATCATATGTTTTTACACCAAACGTATCGCTATCGCGGTCAACCGTACGGCTGATAGGAGGTGCGATCTCTGGAGTACAGGTGTAACCATCCAGATCTTTACTGCGGTAGCTGCAGGATGCAGTCGGTGCAATGGCAAAGGCACGTACCATGTTGTTAGCTTGTGCAATGCTAGCAGCCAAATCAATACCCAAGCCAAGCTGTACTACCAGCTCAAAGGCTGGGGTCTTTACAGTTTCACCGTCCAGGTATTGCTCTAAAGCAACACCGAACTGCTCGTAGGTTACTCCGTACCGCCGAAGTAAGTTTGCAAGTCCAAGTACTCCAAGTCCCACTTGTCGGTCTGTTGCAGCTGGGAGGTACTCACCAGTTGATCCAACACCTGTTTTGCCATGGAGATCGCACAGCTGGGACATACCTTCACTAAAAGCTGTTGGGATGTCGTCGAACTCGCAGGCACCGAGATTAATATGCTGCAAGAGGCATGTTCCTCGTGAGGGCAGGTATACTTCGAGGCATACATTTCCTCGGATTCGTTTGTTGTCTGCATCATACTTTACTTTGTTGAGCCAAATGTCACCGGATTTAATTCCGTGGAGGAGTTCCTTCTTAAACGTACACCTCTCCCACCAGTCGGGGGTGATGTTGATGCATCTCTTGACCCAAGGTAACTCGGATCGAGAAGCAGTAATAAAGTCAAGGGCATCAGGATGAGATAGATCAAGATGCAACACAATCGCACCGTTCCGATAGGTGCCACCCCGCCTAAGTATTTCATTTAGGGTCGAGAAGATTTTACCAAAGGACACCGGACCACTTGCAACAAGTTGGTCATCACCTTTGTTGGATACTGTACCTTTTGGACGCAGTTTCGATAGGTGAATAGCAACACCAGCTCCGTTGCGTAGAGCATGGCTAGCAAACCTCCAGCTGGCTTCAATGCCTTCTGGACCTTCCATCGAATCTTCGACTACAAAGACTGTGCAAGATACTGGAAGCCGTGACTCAGGGTTGTCGAGCCACGATTGTACACGTCCAGTGCGTGAGATATAAGAGGTGGTCATTTAAGAATTAGATCGTTCAATGTAGGTGGTGCATAGTTCGGTCCCTTTAGAACCTTACCGTCCTCTCGGTAGACAGGTTTACCATCTTCACCAAGCTTGGACATATTGGAAGCATGTACTCTGTGCATAGCTTCATCGAGATCCCACTCTTGTGAAGCAGCAAACTGAAAGCAGACATACACCAGGTCAGCGAGTTCTTTCAATTGGTCACACTCATCTTTTAAATGGTAAGCTTCATGAAACTCAGACCATTCTTCATCGATCAAACTCTTCTGTATAGTTCGGTGTTGAGGTCCATGCGTCAGGTTGTACGCAGATCGAAAGCTCTCTGCTTGAGCTAAAAGACTCGTGTGTATGTAGGAGTTCATTTTCAAGATAGTGGATGGCTTTTTTTAGATCATCTACCTTGCTGTCCTTATAGCCAGCACGGCAAATGTATTTAACTGCATTGCCAAGGTGGTAGTTGAGCTGCTGATCTCTGATGAAATCCCAGACCTCTATGGTTCCTCGGGTGTAGTGGGGTGGTGAGTTGGCCACTGTTTAACTAGGTTTGATACGGTATTGCCAAGGCAGAAGTTCTGCCGTTGGAGGGCTAAAAATAATGTAATGATGTCATCTTTGTCAGCTGCTGGAAGCAGATCCTCAAGCCGTCTTAGCTTGAAACTCTGCTCCATTGTCAGCTCCAATACTGGCATCGGTGGGACACCAGGGTATGACGGTTCGGTGTTCTGCGTCATAATTTTCGTGTGTAAGAATACGTGCGAGTCGTGCATTGGTCAAGGCTACCTCTTCGTCAAGATTTTTGGAAGCAAAAGCTTTGACAACAGTATCCCACGTGTAACCATCCTCTTCAAACAGAGAGACCGCACGCTTAACACCGATGCCAGGGACACCACTGTATCCGTCAGTTTGATCACCTGCAAGTGTCTGAATGAGATGCCATTGCATACCTTGTTCAGGTGTGATGGTCATAACCTCATCCATGTTGTACAACTTGCCAGGTATCTGTCGCATGTCCTTGTCTGGTGAAACAATGATGTTACCGGGGTTAGCCGTAGCATAGATACCCATAGCGTCATCAGCTTCAAGCTCAGGCAAGATGATGACTTCATACTGCTGTTTGAGTGTAGAAATTACCCGGCGATAACCACAGGGCTTCTTTCTATTTCGATGTCCCTTGTAATCTGGGTAAATTTTTTTCCTGAAATTTTTAGAGTCACTGAAAAACAGCACCAGTTCTGGTGTGTCCCACATGAAGTTGTTTTTAATCTTTGACAGCTCACGCTGTACGTTGGATAGTGCTTCGGAGAACTTGCTGATAACAAGGATTACATCCTCGCCAAAATCAATCTCATCTTCAGCACCGGCGCAGGATTTGTAAACTATGTAGTCTGCGTCAATTAGTAGTTTCATACACAGGTAGATAAATATAGTACGGCTTTCTCAAGTCCGTGGATGTTGTCCCCTAGCTTTCCCAGACCTGTGTTACACTCCCTACATAACCAACCTCTAAAGGTGTTTGTTTGATGGCAATGATCCATATTGACACTTTTTGGACCTTTCCCATGTGTCATTGGCGTTTCACATATTTGGCAAGGAGTTCCTACAGGTGGTTTTACATCTTTTAGTTTTACTCCAATACCGAAATGCTTCCGCAATGCTTCATCAGATCCCCGGCGAGTAGCAGCATAACACCCCTTACACTTGTTATGAGGATAAGCAACACCATGTGTATTACGTCTTAATCCAAAGTCAACTTCTGGATGGGAACGTCCACATTTAGTACACGTGCGTCCGTTAAGATCTTTATTCAATGGACCTCCGACCAGTCACTCCCTTGTTTTGCTTCTGCACTGATTGGGAGGCGTAGTGAATAGTGTTCTCCAGCCGCTTCAGCGCTTTGTACCAGGGATGCTGATAGAGCGTCTGCGTGGGCGGGGTCGCACTCGAATTGTAATTCGTCATGTATAAATGCGAGCTGTGAGCAGCACAACTCTTGTGTGTTTGTGTGATTGATGACCATCCACCGCTTTGCAACGATACCTGCACCTGATTGTAGCAGATAATTCAATGCTTTGTGCGGACTGTCAACTTTGATCTTTCGTGTGTCTATTGATCGAACATAGCCCTTCTCAGACGCTGTTTTGATAGCCTCAAGAAGCTGGGCAAGCCCGTCAATTGCTTCCACAAAAGCTGTACGTATTTCTTTACCTTTGGATTTAGCTCTAGCTGGGCTGAGAGAGGAGTCATAACTCAATCCAATTTTGGCATCACCGGCACCATAGAGGAAGGCGTAGGTAACGGTTTTGACAGCCCTTCTGGAGATACCAACTTTGTCGGCATTGACTTGGTGAATGTCCCCGTTAAGGAGGATGTCAGCGTAGCGACCCGCATCATAACGTGCGAGGTAATGAGCAAGCATACGAAGCTCGATCCCAGCGAGATCAGCGCCAACAAGAAGCTGACCCGGACTAGCCTGGAAGAGTTGTCTGAAGTTTGAGTCACTGGGTACTTGGGCAAGGTTAGGGTTACGGTGTGCACATCGGTGTGTGTTAGTTGCGACGGAACAGTGATGGTGTACTCGGTTAGCATTCGTACACAGCTTCAGCCATGCGTTCGTGCCTTCCGAGATCATCCCCAATTTCTTCGTAATATCGAGACACTTCAGAAAGTCCTCGGCAATCGAAATCCCAGCGGAGGCAGCCTCTTTCAAGATAACTTCGTCGATGATCGGCTTCCCAGTAGGAGTCAGCTCCGTCGGCTTCCAGCCATGATATGTTTGCAGGATCCATGATATATGGTCTCGTGATGTGGGATTGAGATCTTTTAAGCGTGTGAATGGAGCGCCTTCGACATAGCCTTGGGTCCGATTATTTCGTTTAGGAGTAAATAATGATCCGGCAACGAAAGGATGCCTGTCGCGTAGTAGTTGATAAGTTTTTTCAAGGTCGGTTCTGAGAGTCGATGCAAGTTGCCATGCAGAGCGTTCGTCAAAATACCATCCATGAAGTTCCTGTTGCGTAAGAATGTTTGCAACCTGATGTTCTAGCGCGACCCACTCAGGTAGGGGTGGAAGTGATCGCATAATTTTTTAGTAACTTGAACGTCTTGTATGCAGTAGTCCTGCATTTCTTGAGACCATTCAGACCAGTCAGCGTCTTTACCAAAGCTGCCCTTGTATTCAGACAGCCTGTGACCGTACGCTTCGAGACTGTGGCGACCGTAAAGCTGCAGTGGCATGTTCTCCCACTTGTGCTTCATGTCTAGGTCTCTCATGTCCGTGTGATACAACCGCGAGAGAAGAAGGGTATCAATAACCAGGGCGGTCGGTTGGAACCACGGATAGATTTTTTGTAAGCAGGGTAAGTCATACCCGATGATGTTGTGACCGGCAATAACTTCAGCGTCCTCCAATCGTTGAACGCCGCGAGTAATGGGCTCAGTATCACCCTCGTCATTGTATACGAGAGTTTTGTCAGTCTCTGAGTCGTAGATGACCAGACAGTGAATGCGGGTAACATCATTGAGAAGACCGTTGCTTTCCAGGTCGAATACCAGCATTTTTCCAGCGGTAAGTTTTGTCTACAAATTTAGCACGCTCCACCATTTCAGGGGTGGGCGGTGTTGGGCGCCGCAAATCTAAGTCGGTATTAGAAATCGGTAGCCGGGTTGAAATCGGGTTGAGCTTCATGTTCAATAAACTTACAAGTGTTCAGGTCGTAGTCGAGTTCTCCAGCGATACCAACCTCGCCAGAATATCGATTCTTAAGGATTCTAACAGTCGTACGGCTTCGTTCAGATCCGTTCTGTTGATCTCGTTCGAGCGCAATACATGCGTCGCTGAGCTGAGCAATTGAAGCAGATCCCCTGAGCTGTCCGAGTGTAACTCTAGCACCCTCTTCATGATTGACATCTGATGTAGTTCTCCGTAGGTGGGAAACAAGGAACAATGCAATACCAGTGCGTTCAACAAGTGATCGCAGCTTGGTCATGGTGGTGTCGATCATCCTACGTTCATCACCGTCAAGCCCGCTAAGCAGGATGCTGAGGTGATCGAGGAATACAACACGTGTTTCTAGACCCGATGCCATGTACTCAATACGTTCGTAGATGTGATCAGGATCATAACTCCCGAAACCATCAAACAAATGTAAGTTCCAATTGGCAATCGTGTTGTCAAAAGCTTCAGTCAGTTCAGCTCGGCTGTGCTCACCCAAGTGTAGGGATTTACCAACCTTTGCTGACATCAATCCGAGAGCTGTACGACGGTTGGATTCTTCAAGAGCCAGGTAACCGACCCGTTCTCCTTTACATAGCAGGTGAGTTGCGAGTTCACGACAAAAGGAGCTCTTTCCGATCCCGCTTCCAGCAGTAATCGTAACAAGCTCTCCATACCGGATCCCGTGTAGTTTACTTTGCAGTCCTTGAAAGGGGTACTCATGATCTGATGGTGGTGACGGTGTGGTGATGATGTCGAGCAAGGATTTTGCATCGACAATGCCGTCTGGTTTGTATTGTACGTGCTCATAATTACATACAGCACGGATAGCCTCGTTGTCTCCAGCTTGTAGAGCCTCTGAGGCGTCCTTGTAGTCCTCTAGAGCACCGATGAAAACCTTGCCAGGTGGTAGGACACCGGCAGCCTCGTTGGCAGCCTTCTGACCGGCTTCATCGTTGTCGAAGAACAGAACAATCTTGTCGTAATAATTGATCCATTCGTAGTTGTGTTGAAGTGCTTTCTTTGCAGCAGGTGCACCGTTCGGGATAGATACTACATCCCAGTTTGGTTGTGCCTCCCACACAGACAAAGCATCCATCTCGCCTTCGACGATGACTAGCTTTTGTTCTTTCTTTGTGGTTTTGTGACGGAAGTTTTGCATTCCGTACAGAGTTTTAACCTCGCCTTCACAACGGAAGTCCTTATCTTTAGTTTTTATTTTTGCGCCGAGAAGTGTTCCAGCGCTGTTGTAATAATGGAAGCGTAGCTGTTCTCCGTCCTTGTAGGCTTTGAACAGTTCACAGGTTTTTTCTGAGATTCGTCGCTTCTGCAGCCGTCCAGCTGAGCCTTGTAGGTTGACATCTCGCATTTGATGAGTGTGATGGGTGGTGTCGTTACCACTTGTGTGCGTAAAGCATCTGAAACAAAACGCGTGACCGTCTGAGTACAAGCTATTTGCATCAGACGATCCGCAGTTGTCGCACGGCATGTGCCGTACAAATTCAGAGTCGCTCATAGGAGCCACTTGATAGGTATGTTAGAGAAAGAGCACCAAAGGATGTTGTGTTTGTCACACCATTTGGCATATGTAGTTTTACTTTTCTTTGAAATTGTATTGTAGGGTGCCTGGAAGACCATGCGTAGGTCAAGGTCAGGATTCTGTTCCTTGACTGATTTGATTTTCTTCCGGTCAGCACTGTCCCAATACCCTTTGCACTCTAGTATAACACCGTTCGGAAGAACGAAGTCAGGGCAGTACATGTGAGATATGGTATATGGGACTTTAGAACATTCGTACTCGTACTTGACACCCAGCTCAACGAGAAGGTCAGCAACCTTTTCTTCGAGTCTGGATCGAAAAGCCATCAGTCATCCATGTGTTTTTCGATGATGGCTTCAACAACTTCAGTAACTGCACGAGACATCTCGTACTTGAAATCGTTTTTATCTGCTTTGTAACGAGTCACGCAGATCGGAGGCAGCTGGATGTCCAGCGTGCCCTTGTACACACCAGTGATCTCATCACGAGATACGGTGTATTGGAAATCAGAAGTCGTCATCGGGTTCACCTGCATCGTTGGAAATGTTGGGCTCGCCAACCTTGAAACCTTCGGTCTTGCCGAACAGCTCAGCTACATCAGCTTCGTCCATGTCGCCAGTGTCAACACCAGCAGAGGATGCGAGCGAGATAACTTGCACAGCCTTCAGCTTCAGGCTAGTGCCGTAGGTTACACCGTCCTTGAGGATGTAAGGCTTTTGAAAGAAAGCAAGCTTAACTTTAGCGCCGCCATATAGAGGGGTATCGGTGTCTTCAATAAGAGTTCCCTCAGTGTCAACAACGGGAGGCTTGGTTTCGTCATTCCATGTGAACTTAACAGTGTACTTACCCTCAGAAACTTCTTCCCAGGGCTCAGGCTTCAGCACAGAACGCTTCGGATTCTTCAGTTTTGATTCAGCCCACTTGATGGACTCAACGCGGTCAGCTTCCAGCTGGTCCACGATGTCTTGACCGACCACAGCCATGAGCTTGTAGCCGAATTTACCGGGTTGCAGTACAGCTTGGTAGCCTTCAAGGACCACGGGCTGTTCAGTTTTGATGATGGTACGTGCCATTTAGCAGAAAAAATAGGTGGAATCGATAACCGATGATGGTTCTAGTGTATCACACATCGGTGGGTCAGTCTCTGCCCCAATTTGTTGGGCAAAGTCAGTTAAAAAGTCATGCTCCGCAAATAGGTGCATGTATGTTTCACGAACAATGGATGAAAGAACACCCATGTCAGTAGCACGACATAAAACCGAGTCGTGTATGAAGGAAATCGGAGCGTCGAAGCGGAGTGCAGATAAGTGGAGGAGGCTAGCATCTAAAGAATGGATCAGATTGGGCGCAGTTGCGTTCTTATGATGAGACTTATCAACCTTGTCGCTTTCATCTGTTGCTACTTTGATGTGACACCTGCCAAGTAACTGTAGCTCAATGTCTTTGACCACAGGTTTCATCAGTCGTTGAGTGACGACAAACCCTGATGGTGTAGTCCATGTTAACTCAGTTAAACCACGGTCAATCGCCTTACCGACCTCCAACTCAATCCATGTCATGACTGCCATGGGACCAGGGACAATGATGTCCATGGCATCACGTACAGCCTTGACAGTAAGAGTCAGATCATCCTTATCAACCTCAACACCTTTTTCTTTGAGTGCTTCACGGATGTAGCCACGGTTGGAATAAGGTTTTGCGTTGTAAGGCACGGTCATCACTACACGTTTGACAGTTTTTCTGTCCATGTAGGGTTTGATTGAGTCGGGTACGTGTGGGGTAGCTTGTTCAGCCACCACTTTGTACGCATCCTGAGGCTTGTCTGATGGTAAAACATTGACAAGTTTAGCGGTTGAGGCATCGCGTGCAAGTCCTGCAAGAATTTGAAGACCACTGCAAGTAGCATCTGTAGCTACAGGCAGACTTGTAAAATGACGATCACAATTAATGACACAATGGTAATACTCATCACATGCAGCCAGAAACTGCCATGGTTCATCTGCGACCTCCCATTCTGATAGGTTGCCTACTGGGTCTGTTGCGACCCTGCTGATGAGTGTGATGTGTTCACGTGTCCATGCGAGTCGCTCAAGCATAGTAGCTTTATCCAAGCCGTACGTAGTAGCGACCTGAAAGGCTAACCAGCCTTCAGCATCAGGTGTCATGTACGACTGTACATGAAACTTAAGTAGTGACTTACCAAAGTCTGTATCTTGGGGTGTCAAGAATGCAGGGATAGGGTAAGCACGACCACGATAATCAAACGACCAAGGTATAAAGAACTTGGCATGTTGTTTGAATATCTTGACTGCGTTCATTGTCATACGTGTACGACACGACTTCATGAACGCTTGTGCGTTGATGTTACATACCTCAGCAGCCCTTCGTCTGTAGTCCTTGCGAGATTCTTTGTTCTCTGCAATATCTATTGGCTTAGGTGGTAGAGGTATCTCAACAACAGGGATAAATTTACCTACCTCAATACCACGTTCTTGTAGTGTCTCAGCGACATCTACAATGAATGGATTGAGGGTGTATGCAACCTTCTGAATCGTGTTCAGAAACTTGATTGGTGTTTCTCCCTGTATAAGGCGGGGTGCTGAACGCCTAACCATGTCATGCCCTCGCATGACCTCGTTAAGCAAGTACCCACCTGGTGTTTCGTTGGTCCAGTCATTAGGTTCAATGAGCATTGGCCATGCCAGTGGGCTGAACATCTCAGCACTGGCAATCACCTGATCCTTGATAGCAATGAACTCAGGTGTCGGCACCACGTAGTTGTAGGTCTTGCGTCCCTCCCTACGTGTCTCACGCATGAACCATTGTGATGCCTCGCACACACAATCTAGCAGCCAACCGCCCAGCTTGACACGGTTAGCAATACCCCAGCACTGCCAGTGAGGCACGTCGTAGCGGTTCATCAGGGTGGTGATGACCTTGACCTTTTGGTGAGTGCCTATGGACTTGTGGAAGTAGTTTTCTTTGATTGTATGAAGAAGTCCAGGCACATGCTGCTCATAATAGCGCATCATGCACTCGTTCTCTACAGCTTGACCGATTGAATCAGTCACATTCTGTAGCTGTCCACTACGTGGCTTGGAGCTGAACACTTTATCAAAGATAACCTTTGACGTGATGGCCGCGGCTGCATCAGGCTCTAAGTCCTTGAGCAACGCTTTGATCTCTTTGAAGTGTTGACCCACAAAGCCACGCTTTGCACGTGCAGCTGTCTGCTCAATGCGCTCAACCACAAGTGGGATGAGTTGTTGAATAGATGCTACACCATACACACTGGCTGATGCGTAGTCCTTGCTCTCTAGCTTGTCTGTGTTGTCACGTAGTTGCTTGAGTCCTTGAGCTATTTGTTCACGCTCAAGTTTTACTTGCCTGTCAATCTCTGCTGGTGTTGCCAATCACTCCTCAAGGTAAAGTGTGTTCATGTCATCAAACATCTGTTCTTGCATAAGCGCAAGTACTTCTGCTTGGTGTGGATGTTCTTCCAGTTCGTTGATGAGTGTGTCAACGTGGAATTGGTAGGTAGAATCAGTCATCGATTGGTGGTTCAGGTCCAACATAGTGGATTGAGTCGTGAGTGCACACGGTAAACTCGTGTGTTTTAGCGTCCATGAGTTCCATCACTTTCTGCTCAGCAGCATGCTGGCGTTTGTAGATGAACTCTTTTGTTTTACGTGTTTTGAGATTGGTAGCACGGATGATGCAAGCTATGTCAGCTGGTAATTCCCAGCCAGCAACCTTCCATTCCATGACCTCTTCAAATGTATGTTGTTGAAACGCATCATCTGGTGCGTCCTTGTACATCTTCCAGTTACTTGGAAAGTACGGTTTCTTACCATTCATCAGTCAACCTCACGTCAATAAGTACAGCATCTCTATCTTCGGACAATTCCAAGGCATGCCATGCAGCTTCCTCAGCATTGGCGGCGAGTATGTACGTAGGCTCGTCGCTAGATAGAGTGACAATGTACTCACGTAGTGGTTGACTTAGGCTTGCGCCTGCGAGCTGGTCGAGGTTTAGGCTTTGGTGTGTATGCGTCACGTTTGGCTAGTTCCTGATAGATAGGTGTCCATTTGTGATCTGGAAAGTAGTGCAGCCAACACTCGATTGCGTTCCTGATGAACCAATCGTCATCCAAAGATTTAGCGTTTGCCATAATACTTTGAGGTGATACGGTTTGCACGTTGCCAGATGATAGCTGTTGAGAACAGCCCGACCATGCCGATGATGGCAAAGATGATGTTAGATTCAGACCAGATCATTTGCAGAGTGTAGGGTTTGCTTGGCACATGGCGTCCATGCGCTTATCTTGCTGGGCTTGCATCCAGTCAGCTAGTGACAGCCCAAGGTTGGCTGCCACCACCAGGAATAAAAAGATCAGTGTGATTCTCATAGTTGGTGCGTCCATGACGGACGGAGAATGATGAGTGTGACAAAAGAACCCCGCCGAAGCAGGGTCCATGAGATCAGTAACCGCCTGTGATGAACCAGGCACGCATCTCTAGATACATCCAGCAAGCGTATTCTTTGAATTGCTGCAGCGTCCATGATTTGTCATCAAAGGTTAGCTGCTCGGCAATGTATGAGCCTGCAGATTGTCCGAAGTTGTCATCACACCACTCATCGAGATCGTCCATGATTTGTTCTTCGTACTTGTCGAACATGTCATGCAAGTCTGATGAGTACGTGAAGCCATGAACACCAGTGTTGGCGCCATGTTCTGCGATGTCCCTGAGTTCGTCAGTATCGAACTCCTCGCCCAGGATGATGTGGGTGACGGGCAGTGCAACGGTCATGTGTGAGTCCATGTGTGTGTAGTGTATGGCACGCAAGGTGCCAACGCCTGACCAGGGGATTCGATCCCCCGGCATCACGCGGTGATCAGGCAGCAGCGAGACTGTACTTGGTACGGTCAGACTGCACGCAGTTGTGGTTAGCCCAGAACCCTAGGCTCATGTTGGGGTTGTACATGAGATTGAGGATAGCACGGCGGGACACGTTGGTGTACCGGTACATGCTACCGCTGCGGAAGGATACCTCAGCAGTCCCTGAGAACAGGTTAACACGGATGAAGTCGCAAGCGTCGGAGGTACGGCGTGCGGTGAACTGTGTGTACATGAGCAAATGATGAGTGTGATTGGTGGGTCCATGTGACCCAATACATACAGCCCGACTCGAACGGGCAGGGCGCCGGTGCACCGTGTACGTGTCCATGAGCATACTACGCGTGTGGATCCGCGGGCGCATGTATGTGTGTATACACGCGCGGGTTATATGTTACACATGTGTGTGTAGCCTGCCTGTTAGCCTGCGGAGCATGTCTCCCACACCGAAGGTGTGACCCAATCGCCGGGCACGGTCGCCGCAGTCGGCAGTCGCAAGTTGTCGAGGTGCTGAGGGTAGAGATCTGATGGTTGAAAGATCGAGAACTCTCCTCACCCTTTCAGGGAGAGTTCGAGTATCTCAACTATCAAATCAGATCTCCCTTTGACTATAGCCCCAATCAGCCCCAAATCACGGTGGACAGTTGACCAAGCTCCACATTACACCACCAAACCCCAGTCATACCAAAGGACATCACCGAATCTTATCATTGCATTGCTGACTCATAACCGTAGGTTAAGGTCGCCGACAGATCGCGCGATATTAACGCGTGTAACATGGGCGCGGTAGTCAGTTTCGCCCGGCTGAGCGCGGTAAAACCTATCGCGCACGCGGTTTAGCCCAGCAAAAACACAGTTTAATACCGTAGGTATTACTGCTCAAAACTGGGCAAAACTGGGGGTGCCGGGGGGAAAACCGTCCATGCTACCACGCTATATGGGTAGACAAATTTTTGTCAATTTTTAACAGGTATTCTTTCTCGGTGTAATACGGTTCATTCCCAATAAAATCCCGTGCATCCTGTACATATGGCGGTAACCATTGGTGCACGGGTAGACAATACTGCCAATTAGCGGGTTGAGCGCAGTTTACAACCACAACACTAAAGAATGCTGTGACATAATTGTAAAATGTAAGCATATCACCACATAGCTGCGTATACTTTGGGAAAATAAGCACGTATAATGTTCTTACATTGCGTAGCGATACGTTTATGTTCTTCTTGTGTCCCGTTAGCGCACCTTAGCTCACAATAGTGCATCCAAGACCGCAATGTGCCGTTCATATACAGCTTTGTAGGGCTACTCATGGGCAATACCTCACGAGCACACTCTTTAGCTACTCCAGCCTGCAGCATCTCGTTATACAAACGTTGTGACATATCATATAGTTGTTGTGTCTTGACTTGAAAGTCTTGCACAATAAACCTATCCATATCATCAATACTGTTTTGCCGGTTAACCGTGTCTTGCCGGCGTAGATCGGGTACAACCGGGTTATCTGTTACTACAGCATAACGCTGGCTAAACTCTTGGAAGCTGAATGATCTGTGCCTAAGGATTTGAGCTGCAATAGATCGTGTCGTATGTACTTCAACACACATGTTCACCATTTCAAACGGTGACCAATGTTTGTGTCGTATAAGGTAGTTAATCAATTTAGCACTGGTCTCAGTGTTGTTTTGATTGTTTGGATTTGATACACGTGCCATATAAGCTACGAGATCATCACCTTTGGGTGTAGAATGGATGTAATTAACGTGGTGCATACAGTAGTAAACTTGTTGTGGCTGTGACAAGATGTATTATAAATACATATGTCTCTCAGTAATCTAGTTACAGTAGTAAAAGGGACTCCGAAGAGTCCCAATCACAGAAAGTCGGGTCCACCCATCCCTTCTCCCTGTATAAGGCGGGGAGCTGGTTAAATCCAGGTGGGGACACCGTTTTTATAGTTACCTCTAGCTTTCTCTCGTTGTTCTTTATTCATACCAAATACAAGGTGATTAGCACTACCTTGTGGGTCTTCTATTGTAGACTTAAGGAGGTCGTTCCAGTCATCACGTTTGCGTTGATTAACTGCTTCTTGGGCAGATATACCCATGGCATCTGTAAAGTATTTGACACCTTGAGCTAGGCAGTCAATCCTGTCGTCGTGTTTAACCGCACCTTTTTCCATGCACATTCTACTCATTTGGTAGAACAACATGTACATAAGACGTTTCTCGGGAGCTTCATCTCTGTTGGAGGTGTAATCCCAATCAATAACAGAGCGGTCGATAATAAGCCGATGCTGATTAAGAATGGGCTCAAGAGCATCAATGATTCTTTGTTCTTTACGTAAGGTTGCTCGGACTTCTTCAACGCCAATAGCCTGTTTAGTTTGTTGGAGGTGTTTTTTAAACAATTCGGCAACGATTCCGTCCCCAAAGTTTGTTTCTATAACCAATTTGGTTACATTGTATTTTTTACAACCTCTTAGAATGTCCAAAAGCGTCGTGTCTGAGTATCCATCTCGATAAGCTCGCATTTCATGCAAGTACAAGAAACCATTACGTTGGGAGATATAAGCTGCTGCTGTCTCATCTGAGCCTCTACCCGATGGATCAACTGAGCAGATTGTCTCGGCGTAAGGGAGCCACTCTCCTTGGAGCTGCATTGGACTGTAGAAATAATCTCCAGGTAAACCGACAGTGGGAGCGTCCCGAATGACATTCTTGGGATCGCTGCACCAGATGACGGAATCAGGAGCAGTACTGGGGTTAACAGAGGAAACCACCAGGTCTTGCATTTTAAGCGGGAACTTGTCAGCGTCGCTAAGGGACGTGTCAAGCATGAATTGTAGCATAAAGTTGCTACGCCCCATAGCCGCTTCACGTTCGATAAGATCATTGTCATCAAACCGGTCAGGGTCAGTAACATCCCACGCCTCAGCACCCATATCGATGTCTTCCTGTAGCTGTGGAGCTATAAGACCTTCGTAGTTACTGAGGCTGCGTGGGACGCGTGCAGGCCACACAAACGGTCTGTAGTTGCGTTCTGCAAGCTTACGGTAGATCGTAAATGTGGTCTGAGGTGTGCCAAGATACATAATGCGGGAGTCATCCTTGGGTGTAAGGATAGACTCCGCTTCAGTACAAAGTTGCAGGAGTTTTTCCCGCATAAACTCTGTCATTGAGTTACCAGGGACTTCAATGTCGTCCAGAATCATAAGGTCTGCGCGGCTTCCAGTCAACTGGCCAGTAATCCCTACGGATTTCACTGATGGCGCTTGGTGGGGAGAGCAGTTTACGTCGAAAGAGATCCGACTCCATCTGGCGTCGTCGCTCTTCGGCCTCAAATGAGTCAACCATGGTGTTTCAATGATTAGTTTTTGTAGGAAAATACTCATGTTATCGGCGCGTTCTTTTGACGCCGATATGATCATGATTTTCTTTTCTGGATTTTTAAATAGAGTCCAAAGAACAAACGCTCCAGTAATCCATGACTTACCGACACCACGGAAGGCTTGAATCTGGAGTCGCTTAGGACCATTTTGTAGATAGTCTGCGATGGCATATTGGGCACGGGTAGGTTCTGGTAAATCCAGTTGTCCCCACAATGCTTGCAGAAACAGTTTAAAGTCGTCTTGTAGGGCGGTTACAACGTCAGTCATCGTCTAGTAAATAGGTTAATAAAGCCTCGTGTACTGTCAATGCCAACGTTGACTGCATCAAGACCAGTAGAAACAACAGTTGCAGGAACTGTTAACGGTGGTATGTAAGATGCAGCATCCGCTGCTAATGACGCACCAGAAATGTATTGTTGAGCCCGGTCAATTAGATTACCGGTTTCATCAGCAATCTGTTTGCGTCCAGCTGTTTCAGCTGCGCTAACCGCAGTACCGAGTGGACCAAGAGCAGCAATACCTGCCGCAGCCATGCCAGTAACGGCTGAACGTTGGAATTTAATAGCACCACGTTCTTGTCGTAATTCATTAGCAAGGTTAGACAGGTATTTATGTTCTTCTAATGCACGGTTGTATTCAGGTCCACCTAATTTACTACCTTTAGCAAGGTTAGTTTCACTGGTAGCAAGTCCTAAATTATTAGGGTCGTTAGAAAAACCACCTTTAGCAATAGGTATACCATGCTCTACTTCAATACGTTGGCCCAAATGTTCAGACAACAATTGAGCATCTTCATACCTATATTGCTGCAATAATTGCTCAGCTTCACTTAACCTAATTTTTTGTTGCTCACCTTTTCTCGAACGTTGTCCTTCAACTCGAGCTTCATATGCAGCCTCTGGAAAACCAATTCCACTGCCAGATTTTTTAGCCGTATAAGTTACACCATTGTAGGTATACTGTGCAGCACCAGACGGAAGTTTTGATCCGCCTGCTTTTTCTCGCTTTTTTTTAAAGTCAGCTTTCCATTCTGCGATAACTTCAGGCGGCACTCCCGCTTTGCTTGCATTAGGCATTAGTTAATATGTGATGATATTAATCCCTCCCTAAGGAGGTTAGTTCCAAATTTGGCTCTCATCCAAGATTGCCAATGGTGGCTTCCCTTGTCCTGGTTACAACAGGTACAGGCTGGTACGACATTCGATGTAATGTCTTCACCCCCATGACAGCGAGGATGAACGTGATCCAGTGTAAGTTCGTGTAGTTCATAAGTTTCTCCACAATAAACGCATGTACAGCCGAAGTGTTCCTTAACGGCACGCCTCCAAAGGCGTTTTGCTTCAGGGGACGTCATGGTTATTAGGTTGTGTAAATAATGATCAGGAGTTGGGAATAGCGGGGTCATGCAAGGCGAGGTCGGGTACGGTTCTTCTTAGGACTTTCAAGTTTACCTTTATTTGGTCCTGTGTGAGAAGCGTCCTTACCATCGCCATTGCCATAAGTACCCAGCTTACGATTAAGTTTGTTAGCAGCAGTACGAATCTTCAGACCTTTTTTAGTCTTGTTGTACTTAGCTTGCTGTGCATTGCGGCGCTTCCTGGCGCCATCATTACTTTTGTAGTAGTTTGAGGTTTTACCGCTTGCCATAAAGTCTACTTTGTACGAGTTCGGGGTCTACCTGTGGCATTACTTGAGCCAGTTTTGACAACGGGTTGCCCTCGTAGGCTACACCACTGATGTCGTTTGTTTTAAGCCAATCACAAGCTGCCTTGAGATCTTGAGTAGTAGCCTCACCCGATTTGATACGGGCAAGAAACTCTTTAGTTACAAGGTTGTGTAGCTCGTTAAACTGATCTTCCGTTGCTTTTTTGTTAGACATTACGCAAAACTATTTGATCAAGTTTGTTTTCAATACGCACCATGTGGTCTTCCATACGTTTTGTCATAATTGACAAGTCGGCTTTAGACACATAATCTTGAGCAACGCCAAGTTCAATTGCATCTATACGCCGGTCTAGACCACCGATACGATCGTGTACATTGTTGACTCGTTGATGGAGTCGATTATTGAGCGCTGCTCCGCCGGCTATCCCGGCTATCGCTACGCTGATTAAGGCTTCCAGCATTTGTTATAGATACAATAGGTACGATGTCATTACAAAGACCTTCTACTCTACTACCAGGTCTAAACATAAACCCAGCCTTTAAAATGTCAGTACAACTTTTAGCACGAAAAAGCTCGTACTCTAATCTCATCTTTTGTTCGTGCCGCTTAGCGATATGTTTGCATGTTTCTATCATGCTACCATCTAAGGGAACGCTAAAGTTTAGCTGTGCACCCCAGTTGTTGCTAGTGACATAGCCACTAGGATCCATAGGAATAGTGTCGTTGCCCATGTAAAACGGGCTAAACGTCATAGTAGCTCCATTACAAGAATTGTTAGCGCCAAAGTATTGACGGCTAGGAGCACCGTTATTCTGAAACTGGACCGCCTGATTTGTAACATTTCCTGTTGCAGCTGCAACTGGGTTAGACGTATTCTGTACTCTAGGTTCTTCGGCATAAGCTGGTGCTACTGCGAGAAGATAGACAATGAAGTAGTAGTAGAAGTTTGTGTAATTGTTTCGGTGATGTCGGTGTCTTCTACAATTCCAGCTGCCCTGGTAACGGTCTCCAGTTGGAAATCGTTTCCTGCGGTAGTAAGTGACCAGGTAGTTGAAGAATCTGTTATATCCCCACTTGGGGTTACGTTTGTGCCAGACCATGAGGAATAAGCACCACCATATACATCAGTGTTGATGGTTCTGGTGATGTTGGTAGTGGTGGTAGTATTTGACTGCATACTGCCTTGTGTAAAGGCAGGCGTAACAGTTTGAGCTGATGCAGGCGCAGCCAACAGCAGCAACAGAAGTAGCTTTTTCATTCCTTTTTTTCGCGGGTAATTGAGAAAGTTGCTAGAGTGCCGCTAAGAATTGATGCGACGTAAGTGGGATCCATCTTTTCCATCCATCCTGCGTATGATGCCGTCAGGAGTCCTGCGGACCAGACAAGGACTAGGAACTTGATGAATCCTTCTTTTTTTTGGTTATCTTTGTCCATGCCGTTTTAATGATGGGTTTCATCGCAGTAACTAGCCACTTAAACAAAGAGGTAGCAGTCAGGGTGGCTGCAACAGACACAACAGCAGTTGTAGCAGCTGTCGTTAGTACAATTCCGTCAGGTACCGGCACGTCAATCTCTGTCGTAGGTATACGAACTGTAGGGACTGGTGGTGCTTGCGGTACCTGTGGAACTGAAGGTTTAGCGGGTGGTTGTTCTGAAGGTGTAGTACCCTTGATCCCCGGAGGTGGTCTAAGGTTGCTAGGAGGCACTACAAGCGGCTTATACGAGGGTATATCGGCGCTTGGTACCTCCAGTATAGGACGGGGTAGTGCAACGGGCTCAGGGAGCCGTATGTAGGGTAGTACGGGCGGCTCTCCTAAATCCATTATTGGTATTCAGAAATATAGCACTTACCGCTGTTGCTATTGACAGTTTTAACAGCAATGTAAGAACCGACAGGAACTGTAATATATACACGTTCGTCAGTTTGAACAAAGTGAGTATCGTCGTCGTAAGCTGTAACTTCTGCAGTCAAAGTAAATGCAGTGTTATCAGTACCGTGAGTAATTGTTACAACAGCACCACTAGCGGTAGCAGTAAAGTCTGCGCTAATAGTTGCATTAGCGTTAAGTGCATCACGAACACTAGCAGCCACATTAGAAAGAGTTGTTGCAGCAGTGTTGCTTTGGTCAGCGGCAGTTACTTCATAAGTAAGTGAAGTACCATCAACTACAACAGTCAGTTGATCACCAACTTCGTAAAAACCAGATAAGGTAACCGTACGAACTTCGGCAACACCAGCAGATGCAGCAGTAGTTACCGCAACAGCTTCAGCAGGTGCACCTTCAGCTACTTGAGCTGCGTTGCCAATGCCGTAAAAAATGTCATGACCAGTAGGGTGAATACTGATACGACGGCAATCGTGGCTAAGTTGCTGGCTTACAGAAGTAGAACCAGTGTCGATTTCGTAAGCTTTACCAGGCGTTTGGTAAGCAGGTAGCTCAATGTAATACATTAAAGTTTAGGAGCAGGGAACAAACCGTTACGGATAAACTCAACGGCTTTGTCATCAACCTCATTATCAGTAGACTCAGCCAACTTAGTCAGCATGTCAACGATAAGAAGTTTTACTTTGTCAGAGTTCAGAAAGCTGAACAGGATTGGACGGATAAGGGTGATCATGTTTATAAGGTGTAAGGTTTACGGGTCTCCAAGGAATTTCCGATATGGAACTTCTGGATGTACTTCATAGACAGTAAGAGATGCAGGCAGCTCGTCACACTTGTAGTTGACGTGGTAACCAGCCATTGGGGTAGGAGGTGAAATTACCTCCATGGTTTCGTCGTCGTAAACACCGTCATCATTCCAGATGGTGCCGATGTTATCAATAGCGTGGGTACGTGATTGCATGTCCCACACCCAGTTGTCAACCATTACAGGTTCTTCACCCTCTGCTACCTCTTCGTCAGATTCAACAGGGTAGTTAACGTAAAGGTTGAGTGTTTTAGCTAGTGTCTCCCAGGTTTCAAGATCTGGGAATCTAAGGTTTCTAGTAATCATTTTTGCGATATTGCCTTAAGGGTTGTGGTCAACAGTCCAACCCTTGTTAATTAGATTAGTGTAAGCAGTGTTTGCAGCAGTTGACCAGGTAGTTTTAGCAGCGTTGGAACCTCCGTTGATACTCACTTGACAATCTTGGGCGCCGTTGGTATCTAGAGAAACAAGGATATTTTCAATAGATTGAGCCGTTAGAGAACAATCTCGCCACGCACCATTCCAGCTACGGCCATGACCTTTGCCTACCGTAATCGGCGTTGAGTCAAACATGTTTGCTGGAAAATCAGTCATGCTGGAGCAATTTCTCCAACATTCATTATAAGAATTGCCGTTGCACTCAATTGCAGGAAAACTAGCTAAATTAGGACAACTAATCCAAGTATCAGTAAAAGTCCCTGTACAACCAGATGTATCAATAAACGGGAATGCTGTTATATTGGTAAGGGCTGACCAAGCTCGACCAACATTAGTTGCTGCTGATGTATCAAATGATGGGAAAGGACCGCTAAGACCACCACAAGTAGACCAAGCACCAGCGAAATTTGTAACATTAGAGCTTTGAAGTAACGGGAATTTTGTAAGACTGCTACAACCTTCCCAAGTAAGATAAAGTTTAGTAGCATTAGTAGTATCAATATACGGAAAGCTAAGCAAGTTACTGCAATACCTCCATGCAAACGAATAGTCATTGCTTATCGAAGAACTACCTGCTCCGTCAAAAGTTTTGAGCTGGCCACAGCGTCTAAAAGATAAGTTGAAGTCAACTCCCATGCTTTCTGGAACAGGTCCTACTGAAATAACTTTATCCCTATGGGTTGCATTGGCGTTAATAGAGGGCTTAAAGTAAGTACCACTATCTAACTTAAACTTAACAGTGTGATAACCACCACCAGTGGTAAATGTATGCACTGCTGTAGTTAATGTCTCAATAGCTGTACCATCACCCCAATCAACTTTAACTACTCCATCAGTAGAAAAATTGGCAAGCGCAAAATCACTGCCAAGTATTCTCCATTTCCACCAGTCATCAGTGTTAGTAAGAGTAGCAGTCTGCTGTTGGCTTAGCCAAGAGTTATAAACAAAAGTACGTTCAGCCTTACTACCGTCACCAACAATAGTCAGCGTGTCACTACCACCAACAACACCAAAAGGCTCGTTGATAATGGTGTTCTGGTTAGGGTTAAAGATACCAGAGTTAGTTAGGGTAATTTGATCAGCTAGGCGTTGAACTGTTGAACCGCTGGTTGGGATGTAGGAGGTTGGGAAATCTCCTTCCTCTAATTGAGCACCCCAAAATTGAATTGGTCCTATATCTGTCCCGTCTTTAACAATACGGAAGTCACCTTGACCAGTAAAGGCAGTTAATGTATCTGAAAACCTTTGCCATTCAGTGGTAGCAGTAAAAGTGTTGGTACTGTAATTGTTAGTAGGTGATCCACCCCTTAACTGAAGTCGAAAAGTGGTAGTACCTGTAACTGAACGCGCCCAAACGGATACTGTTAGTGTTGAACTGGTAGTTGCACCGTAAGAAGCGTAAAAGATTTGACTCTCAGCATAAGTGCTGCTAAAGGTTATCTCAACAGCATTAGTTGAACCATCGGGAGCAGGTTTATTTGCTGTAGGCATTGTCTCTCCAGGACCAGAGATAAAGCTATTCCATGCAGTCCAGTTCTCACTGTTTGGAAGATAGTTCTCTCTACTCTCCTCAACCAACAACCCACCTTTTTCAACACGTGCCACATTGGCTGGTGCTATTTTAACTAATCCAGACACTGGATCAACATAAGTGGCGGGATCACCAGTCCGGTTACAGACAATGCGGGGATCTACAACACGTGATGACTTGGGGTTCAGGTTTAACGCTGGAGTGCTATTTGGGTATAAGTGTTTAATACTCAT